AAAGTTGACAAAAACGGATTCGTTCTAATTTAAACCTAATATGACAAAAACAAACCTAAAAACAAAACGCCGCAGACTATTTTTTGACATTGAAACTTCACCCAACATTGGCTTATTTTGGGAAGCCGGTTACAAAAAGAATATTACAACAGACAACATTATTCGTGAACGCGCGATTATTTGTATTTGTTATAAATGGGAAGACGAAAAGGAAGTTTATGCTTTACAATGGGACGCCAAACAGAATGACAAAAGAATGTTGGAACAATTTATTGCGGTTGCAAATACTGCAAACGAATTGGTTGGTCACAATGGCGACAAGTTTGATTTGGCGTGGATAAGAACCCGTTGTTTATTTCACGGAATTGATATGTTCCCAAATTATCAGACAATTGACACGCTAAAGGTTGCCCGTTCTAAATTTCGTTTTCAATCAAACAGGTTAAATTACATTGCCGAATTTTTAGGTTTAGGCGGCAAAATTAAAACCGAATTCAATCTTTGGAAGGATATTCTGTTGAATAAAGATAAGGTTGCAATGGAAAAAATGATTAAATACTGTAAAAAGGACGTTTCATTATTAGAAGAAGTTTATAAATTATTAGGCAGCCATATTGCAGCAAAGACGCATTACGGCGTTGTATTTGGTCAGGACAGGGGAAGTTGCCCGGAATGTGGCGCAGGTTCTAAAGAACTTATAAAGAATAATACTGTTGTAACTGCAACAGGTTTAACACGTATTCAATACAAATGTAAAGTTTGTAATAAATTTCATTCAAAAACCGATAAATAAATGAGCAAAATCCTATATACTATTATTGACGATTTGTTGGCACGTGAAGACAAGGGAATTAAGGAATACGGTACAACAATGGACAGGACAGACCTAACGGAAATTGATTGGTTACAACACGCCTACGAAGAAGCGTTGGACTTGTCAATTTATTTAAAAAAACTTATAAAACTAAAAACAGATGCGAATGCCAAAAGGATTCAATAAATGGACATTGTCCCAACAAGACGAATTTTTCACAAAGAAACTTCAGGAATTATATGCCATTGAACAGGATATTAGGCGCAATTTGGCAAAGATTCGCGGCGGAAATAGAATTGAATTTAAGGAAATTGAACGTCCGGACGAAGCGGAATTAAAAGGTTTATAATGAAGCTTTTAAAAATATATAGCAAAGGCAAAATTCTAAACTTTGATGCTTACGTTCAGCTTCAGGAATTAGACCGTACCAACCCAAACTTTAAGGGTTGCGGCAACGAGTTTAAACACAATCGGGATTGGTGGGTTATATTAGACAAAAAGAAAACAATTGTTGCTTACTGCGGTTCTATTTATACGCAGGGCATTTGTATATTCAACCGCGCGTGGGTTGACAAAAGGTTTAGGGGTTTGGGATTACATAAAAAGCTTATTAAAATAAGATTAAAAGCAGCAAAAGAAAATTCATTTGTTGCGATTACATATACTACAAAGGACAATTACCCGTCCGCAAACAACTTAATTTCCTGCGGGTTTAAGTTTTATTTCCCTGAATACGCATACGGCGGTGACGAAATGTTATATTTCCACAAAGACCTAAATTAGGTTTACCGTTCATCATTTTATTTTACCGTTAGTCACTTTTTATTTGGTTGCTATGTGCAAAACCTGTATATTTGTTGTATAATAATTGTTTATTTATCAATTAAAACCAACACAAATGAAAAAAACAACAACAGATTTCAAAGAAACTAAAAAAATTTGGAATCAACAACCGTTTCTTGAAAAGCTTTTATTCTTAATGAACCAATTTAAAGTTTCAGAAGAAGAAGCTGAAAGATTATCAAAATTAGAATTTGATAAAATGGCAATAGCGTACAAATATCAAATTTACCTATTTTTAAATTAAAAGAATCAGGGGTGCGACTGACCAACGCACAATTTTTATGAATACAGAAACACAAACAACAATAGGGGAAATAATGCACCAACCATTAAGCCGCGCCGCAGACTATGCTGGTGCGTTGGGATTCAGTCGCGGGTCTTTGAATCTTATTTTGCACTATGTAAAAGAAAACAATATTGAACGCATTGAAGAACTTGCGCATTCAGCTTTAGAAAATATTGAAGACGTATTTATTAAACACCAATTATGAATTTAGAATTAAAACTTTTTAAACTTCAGGAAAACGTGCGATATTTTCAATGGTTGTTTGACAGAAGCAACGGAACAGATGCACGTAAAAAAATGGAAATGTTAACTTCGGCAAAAGAAAATTTAAAGAACTTTAAAAAGAAGCATTATCCTGAAATGTTAGTTCAACCAAAAAACCCGTTCCCGCCGATACCATTTACACCAATGTCGGATTGGACAGAAAAATTTGAAGAATACGAATTTTAAAAACCAAAAATAAACCTATGAACATTTACAAAATTCAGGCGGAATTAAAAGCGCCAAAGGGTCAATTAAACAAGTTCGGCAATTACAGGTACAGAAGCGCCGAAGACATTATTGAAGCGGTTAAGCCAATATTGGCAAAAGAAAAAACCTGTTTAATAATTAGCGACGAAATTGTGCAAGTTGGCGACAGAATTTATGTCAAAGCAACTGCGACATTGTTAACAGACGAAGACAATTCAATTAGTGCGCACGGTTGGGCGCGTGAAGAAGAAGTAAAGAAAGGAATGGACGCCGCACAAATAACCGGGTCAGCTTCTTCGTATGCGCGTAAATACGCATTAAACGGATTGTTTGCGATTGACGATACAAAAGACGCAGACGCAACCAACGAACACAAAGACGAAGTTGGCGACGATAAACGTTTATATTTACAGACTTTATTGGAAAACACGCCATACACAGAAGAAAAGAAGAATAAAATGGCAATTAAAATTGAATCGTTTACAAAAGAAGACGATTACAATAAAGCATTTAAAGTATTACAAGCAAACCAAATTAGTAAATAATGCGCGAATATACAATTGAAGAATTAACGAATAAGGCGGAAAAAATGTTGGACTATTTACAGAAGCCATTGCCTAAAAATGATTCGGCGGATTACCACGACGCTTTGATTAAACGATTGGACACGTTAAACGTGGCAATGACACAATCAGGTGAATACAGAACCGCCGCAGAATATAAGATTGAATGCGTTATTGATATGGAAATTGGCGACAAAATACACGAAATTATGGAAGGCAAATTGGCAACGTCAACTGTAAATATGTGGGTTAAAAGCAAGGCGCGTGAATGGTCACGTTTAAAAAACGCATTTGATAGAATAAACGCTTCTTCAGTTCACCAAATAGATGCAATTCGTTCAATTTTAAGTTGGGAAAAAGCAAAAATAAACCTATAATATGAAACAAGAAACTTATCAAGACCTTGAAAATGGTATGCAAAAATTGTTACCAATGGAACGTCAAATGTTATTAGCTGAAGTTTACCATTATTGTTGGTATGCACCGGAAGCTTACGAAGAATTAAAAAAATTCTTAAACAAGTGGGAAAAGGAATGTAATTTTAAAGCAGTATTTTTTAAACCGGAATCAGAAGATTCCACAAACCAAATATAAAATGTCAGAAGTAAAAAAAGAAAATTGGGGTGCTTGGAAGCGCCAAACGGCTAAAGGTGAAGTAATTAATTTTGCAATCAATGGTAAAAAGTATTCAATGTGGGTTAATTCGTACAAAACAGACCCAAAACACCCGGATTTCAAAATATATGAAGATATTTACGTTGCACCAACAGATGCCAACAATGCGCCTGTAAAGCCACAAAACAACCAACCAATTTATAACGACGATTTAGAATTTTAAAATATGCAACAATTACAAAGCGAAATGCTTCACTTTTATAAAATGCACAGACAAAGTTTAAGGGCGCTGCATAATATAATGAAGGAAAACAACCTTATAAAACAGGACGAAGTTATTATTGACCCTGAAATTTCAAGTGAAGCCAAAAAGATTGCTTTATTAGTTGAGGAAATTTTTGATACAAATATGTCAATTAAAAGCCGAACCAAAAATATTGTTGACGCAAGGAAGGCGGCTGCGTATTTAATACGTAAGCACACCAAACTTTCATTAAGCGAAATACGACAATTTATTGGGGTTGGCGACCATACGACGGTTATGTATAACATAAATTCAGCAAAGGATTTAATTGAAACGGCGGATTGGTTCAGAAATAAAATTGCATTCCTTGAAAAAAGAATTGAAAAAAGCATTATATTTGCAGACAGGAATTAAATAAACGCGTTATGGTACAACGCAATTAGGAATATATTGGGTCAAAGGATTTTCGGGAAGTACCATTTCCCGGCGTCCCGCGACCCTTTTTTTATATGAAATATTTTTTGCACGATAGCAACGCGTTTGAAGATGAAAAGGTTGCTTTGCTTTTTATGAAATACGGATATGAGGGTTTGGGATTGTTTTATACTATCCTTGAAAAATTAGCTAAACAGGAAAAACCTGTTAATACTGACGTGCTAAAAATGCAATTAAAGGTTGGCAAAAAGCTTGATAAATGTTGGAACTTTATGGAAAGTATTGACATAATTTCATCAAACAATGGTGAAACTTTCAACAAACAATTGCTAAACTTTAGTGAAAAGTACAAGATAAAAAAAGAAAAAAACCTTAAAAGAATTTCACAATGGCGTGAAAATCAAGACATTGCGGAAAATGTAACGCATTACAAAAGTGTTCGTAACGACCATAAAGAAAAGAAAAGTAAAGTAAATGAAAGTAAAGTAAATAGTATTATAACTGTTCAACCTACGGTTGACCCACAAACAAATTTTTTAATTTTAATTGAACCTTACAAAAATACCTTGTCAGAATCTTACGAAGAATTTATTGCCTATTGGTGCGAACCGTCAAAAAGTGGTAAATTGCGTTATGAATCAGAAAAGTTTTTTGATGTAAAACGTCGTGTTAATACGTGGTTACAAAACCGAATAAAATATGGAAATACAAAAAATACTGACCCAACCGCAGCAAGTCGCAAAAGAATGGAAGGACTATCCGATTGGGTTAATAGCTAAAGAAGATTTACCAATTGTTGAAGCTTTTAATGGCGAAAAATTAGCAGTTGTTGACGTGCATAATTTAAAAAGCACATTAGCTTATATTTTCACTTTGATTGGTTTAACAAGGTTGCCGGAGAAAATGGAATTGGATATTATTGAAGACTATATTCGTACAACTTATCCGCATTTTACAATAAATGAATTCAGGATTGCGTTTAAAATGGCAGTACAAGGTCGTTTTGAATGTAATACAGACCATTTTGAAAAGTTTTCACCCAAATATATATCCCAAATAATGAATGCGTATAAAGCCAAAGCAAACGAAGTTCGTAAAAATATCCCGCCGCCACCTGAACCGCCTGTCCCACAATTGACAGACGACGAAATTGTTGAATTTACAAAGAACGATTGGCTAAATGGTAAACGTCAGGACTTTAACAGGGTATTCAATGCGGACAAAGTATTTGCAATCCTATTAAAACAAAAGAAGTTGAAGTTTACGCCTGAAGAAATTTTATACACGATTAAGGTTGTACGTGAAGACAATTTACAAAGAATGAATAAAATGCACCCTATGGATGCAAAAAAATTCAGCAAAGACATAAAAAACGAAGACTTTATTGAAACACAATGTAAAAAATTAGCTTTAGTTAAATATTTTGAAAATTTATCAAATTAAATATACGCATTACGGGACAGTTAAATATTGTTATACCGATAATTTTACCGACTTTTATGGTTGTTATACTGAAGTTGAACCGAAAATAAATAGGCTGAAATTTAAAAAAGAATTTTACGAAAAAATATGGACATATCAGCAAATGAACTTACAAAGTGGGCAAAATCAAACCTTGAATACATTGGGTACAGATTAAACAGGGTTAACAATATTCCATACGGGAAGCGTAAAGGGACGATTCAAAAAGGTTGGGCAGACTTACAAGGATACACAGAAGAAGGCGTTTATGTAGCGGTTGAAGTCAAAAAGATTGGTGACCGGTTAAGCGTGGAACAAAAAGACAGATTAAAAGATATTTACGAATGTGGTGGAATTGTGTATATTTGTACTGAAGTGGACAATAAACCAACTTTAATTGAATGGTCAAAAATGAAATTTTAGCGGAATATTGGGAATCAAAAGAAGTTAACGACGCCTTTGGTAAAATGCAACCTGAAGAATTGCAGTACGATTTGAAAGCTGAAGTTTTTTTAGTTCTTTGTGAAATGGACGAATCAAAGTTGGTTGGAATGTACCAACGAAACGAATTAAAATTTTACATTGTGCGAATAATGTTAAATATGATTAAAAGCGACAGAAGTACATTTTATAAAAATTACAGGAATTACACAGAATTTGTTGGAAATGAAGTAAACAAGGAATTGACGCGACTAAACGAAGAACCGACAGAATTGTTTGAAAAACTTGAAAGGAATTTAGAAGATTTACATTGGTACAATAAGGAAATTTTGAAACTGTATGCGATTGACTTTAAGAAGAATGCAAAAGAATTAAGCAGAAAAACAGGAATTCCATATATGTCCATTGTCAGAACTATAAACAAAACCAAAAAATTAATGAAAACAAATATTAGAAAATGATTTTATCAATTTTAACCGCCGTCTGTGCATCACTATTTTTTAACGATATTCACCAATTACCAATTAAATGGCGAATCAATTTCAAGCCTTTCAATTGCGGAAGTTGCTTGGCTGCGTGGATTGCACCAATACACTATTTCGCACCTGAATTAATCCAACAAATAACTTCAACAATTTTTATTGCAGGATTTTTAGCACCGATTATTTCAAAATTAATATGGAAATTATGGAAATAAAAGCAGAACACCGCCATTGGTTGGAAGCCAATATTGGGAATTATGAAAGCGCAAAGAACGGTTATATTCGCAACCTTGAATTTGCCGAACTTCAAATGTACGAACATATTTACAGGTTATATTTAGACCCTAATTTTTTATTGTCTGTTTGGTGCGGTTCGTGTAAGTACGAAATGATTATGCGTTTGTATAAATGGTACGAGCAACAACCCAAAAGTTTACCAATAGAAAACATTGTATTTGAAAACATACCTTCTGAAAATGACCAAAGATTAGGTGTTGAATTTATAAAACCTGAACCGAAGAAACGCGGTCGTAAACCAAAAAATAATGGCTAATTTTATACACCCAACCGCCATAATTGGCGACAACGTTATTTTAGGCGACAATAATTACATTGGCGCTTATTGCATTATTGGTGACCCGGCTGAACACAAAAAGTTTTGGGGTCAGGAAAAAGGAAAGGTTATTATTGGCGACAACAATATAATTACCGGATTGGTTACAATTGACGCAGGTACACAGGACGTGACAACAATTAGGGATAATTGTTTTATTATGAAACACGCGCATATTGGACACGATTGTTGGATAATGGACAATGTCACAATTTCCTGTGGTGCAAAAATTGGTGGACATTCAGTTATAAAAGAATATTCAAACATTGGATTAAACGCAGTATTGCATCAATTTACTATAATTGAACAGGGTTGTATGATTGGCGCAAGTGCTTTTATAAAAGGCGAAACAAAAGAATATAGTAAATATGCCGGTGTACCTGCAAAATATCTATCACCAAATATAAAAAAATGAACGAATTTGATAAATGGCGCGAACAATATGATATAATGACAATTGACGAACAAATATCATATCACAATGAATTAGAAGCACGTTTTCCTGAACAAAATCATTATAATTATGATAATGTAAAAGAAGCTTTATCATTATGCAATAATGCAGTTGTTTTAGAATTTGGAACTTGGAAGGGGGATTTAGCCAAACAAGCTTTGGAAGACTTTAATATATTAGAATGGTATGGTATTGAAATTTGTGAAGCTGCAATTCGTTCAACTAAATGTCAAAAGGTTAATTATATCAAGCCAACAAAATTTGATTGGTTTAAAGATAAAAGAACAATAAAAGCTGACATTGTTATTGCAACACATTTTATTGAACATTTAAGTAACGACCATTTTAAACAATTAGCTAAATATTGCAAAGGGGTTAAATATATTCATTTTGAATCGCCTTTGACAGAAAATGGAAATGATTGGGAAGGTTACGAGGGTACGCACAAACTAACGATTGGTTGGAATAAAATAAATGAAATAATGAATGAAAACGGATATAGTTTAATTATTGATAAACCCGAAAGCAAAACTTACAAAATTAATGAATATAGCCGTAATATTATTAACCCAAAATAGGGCAGACCTTACCAAAAAGGTAATTGACCAAAATTTTTACAATAGTGGTCACGACGCACATTGTTTTCTTATTGATAATGGAAGCGACGAAGAACAGTTTACCGAAATACAAAAATATTACAATTGGCATTATGCAAATTGGTCACTTCATAAAAGGGGTATTGCCGCAGGTGTCAATTTCGGTTTATCAATAACACAGGAATACGACGGCGTTTGTATATTGGCAAATGATATATTATTACCGACCAATTGGTTGTCAAATTGGGTTATGTTTTCAAAACGTGTGTCAAAAACAGGCATTATTGGCATACATTGCGTTGAAGAATTGCCGCCATTGGTTGACGGAATACACAAAACACATACACCATTTGGCAATAATTACTTTACAAGGGAATTAATTGACACGATTGGGGGTTACAACATTGAATACGACCCCTACGGAATGCAGGACAGGGATTATGCAGAACGTGCAACCATTGCCGGGTTTACAAATTATTATTTACCTGAATTAAGGTCAGAACATATTGGACACGACGTTGGCAACGGGACAGAATACAGACGTATGAAGGACGAAAGTTTGGCACGTGCGCAGTCGGTTTGGGAAAAATACCAACCAATTTATCATTATGAAAAACAAATTAAATGCGCATTTTAGCAATTACGAGCAAGACAAGCGGGGTCGGTTACCATAGGATAATGATGCCATTGGTAAATATGCAAAAGGATTATTGTTTAATGACTGACACGGTAAACGAAGAAGTTTTTGAAGGGAAATATGACATTGTGGTTATGAATCGTATGTTGGCAAACATATCGCCCGAACAAATGTCTGAATGGCGCAAAAAGTATGGTTTTAAATTAGTAGTTGACAACGACGATTATTGGAAGCTTGACCCGTCACATATACTTTACGAACGATATGTTTTAAATGATATTAGCGAACAAATATTGGCGTGGATTCGTATTGCCGACCTTTGCACAGTTACGCACGAACGATTGGCTGAAGAAGTTTACGCATACAATCAGAATGTTGAAATATTACCAAATGCGATTCCATACGGTGAAGAACAGTTTAAGGATTACAAAACAGAATCAGACCTTGTCCGTTTATTTTGGTCAGGTTCAGGTACGCACGGGAAGGATATGGAAATATTACGTAATCCAATGAAGCGAATCAATTTCCCGGTTAAAACTGTAATTGCCGGGTACAACGAAGGCGAAAAGCCAATTTGGGACGGAATGATTGCGGCATTCACTAACGGATTGAAGCTGAACCCTAAAATATACAATTACAACGAAGTGACTTCATATATGGCGGCTTATTGCGATTCTGACATTTCAGTTATTCCATTGATTGATTCCAAATTTAATTCAATGAAGTCTAATTTGAAGGTACTTGAAACTGCGGCAAAGAAAAACCCGGCAATCGTTAGCAACGTACACCCTTACAAGGGATTTTATCCCGCCTGTCACGTCAACAGTCAGAAGGATTGGTATTATTGGATTAAGTTGTTAACCAAAGACTCTGACGCCCGTAAAAGCTACGGGAACGCGTTGTACGACTATTGCAATAAGAACTTCAATTTGCACGAAGTAAATAAGCGTCGTTTTGCTATTTACAATAAACTAATTAGCAATGCCGGTAATTAAATGTTCAAACGGGAAATACAGAATTGGGTCAGGTGGTTGTATCTATGACACAGAAGAAAAGGCGAACAAAGTTTGGGCGGCAATTTTAGCTTCAGGCGCTTACGCTGCGGATTCAAACAAAGTTAGTTTAGATTTTGACGACACATTGGACACAGAACGCGGTCGTGAATTAATGAAAAGACTAATTAAAGAAGGGAAAACAGTTTATATAGTTACAAGACGTCAAAAGTCAGGACATAATGAAGACGTTTATAAATATGCAAATGCTTTTAATATTCCCGACAGTAGAATTATTTTCACAAATGGTGCTTATAAGTGGGAAACAATACGACATTTCGGAATTGGGACGCATTATGATAATAACCCGCGTGAAATTGAACTTATCAATTCAAAAACAGACGCTAAAGGCATATTAATTTAATGGAATACTTTATTCAGTTTGGCAACTTTAGGGTTTCAATTCATTTATTGCCGCGCAATATATTGTTAGGCATAAACATTGGCGAAGCAGTTGACGAAAATACAGAATTTCATAATTCCGTTGCAATTGGCTTAATATTTGTCGCAGTAAGTTTTACCATATTTAATGAAAAATTATACTAAAATTTATTTGGATTACTTTGGGTACGGAATTGAAGATTTTATTCCGTGTGAAGTATGCGGGAACAAAGCGGTTGACATTCACCATATTGAAGCAAGGGGAATGGGGGGAACAAAAGAAAAGGACAGGATTGAAAATTTAATGGCGCTTTGCCGTTATTGTCACGTCGTAATGGGGGACACAAAGACACATTTGGAATATTTAAAAGATAAGCATAAAAAGGCATTAAATGGCAAAGATTAAAGGGGACAGTCAAAAGACTAATTTCGGAAAAAGAAAGTGCGGACACGCAAAAAAGAGTTATAACAAACACAGTCCACGACCAAAAGCGTACAAAGGTCAGGGACGATAAACAAAGGTATTACAATGGCAAAAGAAGTTAAACAGAAACACGGCGGAGTTTTAAAAGTTTTGCAGAAAGGCGAAACGGCAAACCCTAACGGGCGTCCGCGTAAGTATGTCAGCTTGTTAAAAGAACAGGGGTACAAATTAGCTGAAATAAACGATTCAATTCAGGTTCTTATGTCAATGACTGACAATGAATTAATAAGCGTTGCGGGTAACCCTGAAGCGACAGTATTGGAAAAGACAGTTGCAAAGGCAATCATTAAGTCAATGAATAATGGAAGTCTTTATTCAATGGACACGCTTTTGTCACGTGTGTATGGCAAACCAAAAGAACAGGTTGACGTACAACAGGATTCACGAATTGAAGTTGTATTTGTTGACGGCAAAACAATCCTATAAATGCGCATTGAATTACCAACGCCACATTTAAACCAAAAAAAGATATTGGACGCTGAAAGGCGTTTTATCGTAATTATGTGCGGACGTCGTTTTGGTAAGTCTGAATTGTCGCAAATACTTATAATCAAAGAAGCATTAAAAGGCGGGAACGTTGCATACATAACACCGACATACGGATTGGCGCAAGTATTTTTTGAACGCCTTACAAAGGTATTACCATTTAAAAGCAATATTTCAAAGCTGAAAATTTATTGTCCCAACGAAGGGTCAATTGAATTTTTTACAGGCGAACGATTGGATAATTTACGCGGTCGTAAGTTCCATTTGGTTATTGTTGACGAAGCTGCATTTATCCCGGATTTGGAAGACGGTTGGAATAATAGCATACGCCCGACGCTGACCGACTATGAAGGGAAGGCGGTTTTCCTTTCAACACCACGTGGCAAAAACTTCTTTTATTCCTTGTTTATGAAACAGGGCGAAAACGATTGGCAAAGCTTTAAATTTAGCACATACGACAATCCGCATATTAACCCGCGCGAAATAGACGAAGCGAGAATTCAATTACCTGAAGTTGTATTTGAACAGGAATATATGGCGAACCCGTCCGAGAATAGCGCAAACCCTTTTGGCAACGCATTTATTAAACGTTGTGTCAAACCTATTTCAGCGCAACCAATTGTTTGTTATGGCATTGACCTTGCGAAGTCTGTGGATTACACAGTTATTATTGGGTTGGATAAGGACGGCAACGTGGCGTATTTTGACCGCTTTCAAATGGATTGGCATAACACCAAAGAAACAATTAAAAGGTTGCCACCTGCACCAATTGTAGTGGATTCAACAGGGGTTGGCGACCCGATACTTGAAGACTTACTTCGCGAAGGGGTAAACATTGAAGGTTTGAAGTTTACAAGTCAATCAAAGCAACAATTAATGGAAGGTTTGGCTTCAGCAATCCAACAGGGACGAATCGGATTCCCGGAAGGTGTTATTGTGGACGAATTGGACGTTTTTGAATATCAGTTTACTTCACACGGTGTAAGGTATTCAGCGCCTTCAGGATTCCACGACGATACGGTTATGGCTTTGGCTTTAGCGTGGCAAAACCACAATATCAAACGAGGTTCAGGGCGTTACGCCTTCGCTTAACCATTTATCCTTATTATTTACCGTTCATCACATTTTTAGAAAATAGTTTGCCAAATGTTTGGAAGGTGTATAAAACCTGTGTTATATTTGTGGAAACAATAAAACAAAACACAATGACAACTTTAATTAATCAAACAGGTTCAAAAGCAGTAAACATTAAAAAAAATATGACTTCATTTATTGCAATGTATGTTGAAATTTATGCAGGTCAACAACAAGTATTACAATCAAAAGATT